AAGAACCGGAATCCGGATGGAACGGTAAACTACTGTAGCCTGGAGGTGGTCTGATGCAGGTGAACTCAACAGTAAAACTGAATATGCCGCGGATCAGGCAGCTGACGCATGCGGCGGTGACTGCGTTGGAGTGGACTGGAGAACAGCTCCATCAGGACACGCAGCAGGCTCAAGTCTTTCCGTTCGATACTGGCCATCTGCAGGAAGATGCGACCTTTGTGGATTGCAGCAGGGCAAAGGACGGCAAGGTGACACTGGTTTCCAGTACGCCTTACGCCCGCCGCCTGTATTATCATCCGGAATATCATTTTCAGACCAAGGAAAATCCGAATGCGAAGGGGATGTGGTATGAAGACTGGCTGCCTGGCGGAAAGAATGCTGGCGATGCGGCAAAGGCATTCAAAAAGTTTTATAAAAAGGCAGGTGGTGTGTGATGCTGAAATCAACAGATATCCGCGCATGGATTGCATCTCTAGGCATTGCCGAGGACCAGCACGTCTATATCGGTAAGCTTGACAACAAGCAGCAGAAATCCATTGGCGTGTATAGCCGCAGCAGTTCTGGACCGCCAAACATTGCTTTGGGCGGTCTTGAGTGCACCACCTACGATACAAAGCCGGTTTCCTTACTGGTGCACTGGACTTGCAGCAAGCCAGAGAGTGAAACGGCGGCATATGAATTATTTGAGAAACTTAGAAGTGTATCCAGCCTGGACATAGGAGATACCCATATCAATTATCTGCGCCTGATGGTCCCGGAACCGCAGGATGTTGGTTCAGATGATAATAATGTATATGAGTATGTGATATGGCTGGATTTGATTTATCAGAGAAAGTGAGGACGAGAATATGGCGAAAGGAACCGTATATCCGGTAAATAACAACAAATTCAAGGTTGGTATTAATGGTGGCGAGACCGCTGATACCACCATTGCCAATCTGACCAACTTTGCGCCGTCAATTGAGGGCGGTGTGGAAGAGTGGAATCCGATGGAGGCGGAAGGCTGGGGCGATGCTATGATGACCAGTAAGAAGCTGAGCTTTTCTTTCCAGGGTAAGCGCACTTATGGTGATCCTGGTAATGATTTCATTGCGGGTCTTGCCTGGAAGTCTGGCAACGATGTAGTGGCACCGTTTGAATGGGAACTTCCGTCTGGTGCGAAGGTGTCCTTTGATGCAATCATCAATGTGACTACCCCGGCAGGTGGAGAGAGCACGAATGTTGATGCATTGGAGTTTGAGGTCAAATGTAAGGGCAAACCAACGTTCACAGCAGCGGCTGCTTAAAGGAGGGACAGGCATGGCAAAAGTAGTGGATATTACTGATAAACTGAGTTTCGATGGGAATCCGAAGCTGGTGATTAAGGGAACGGAATTGGAAGTGAATGCGGATGCACCGACCATGCTCAAGGTTATGGGATTGCTTGATATGAAAGATATCAATCCTAAGGACGTTATGGAAGCATTTAATATGCTGATTCCGGAAGAATCTCGCAAGAAAATCGAGAAGATGAAGCTCAGTTTTGCAGATCTCATGGTTGTAGTTCAGGAGGCTGTTGGCCTGGTTGTGGGTGATGCGAGCGGGGGAGAGCACTGACCCGTACTACGACCTATTTGAGGACTGGGATTTAATTATATCCAGTTTCTTAACGCAGTACGGGTTGAGAATCAGAACGAAGGAGTTTGAGACGGTCAGCTGGGATGAGTTTCGGTCCCTTCTGGCCGGATTGTCTCCGGAGACACCTCTGGGACGCATGGTTGCAATCCGGTCAGAGTCGGACGACAATGTGATTGAGCACTTTACGGCAGATCAGAAAAAAATATGGAATGCCTGGCGAAACCGAAAAGCAGAAAATATGACGCAGACAGAGTATGATCAGCAGATGATCGAACTGGAGCGCATGATGGCTGCTTTGTGCGGAGGTGGTAGAAATTGAGAAGATAAAGAAAAAGGTACGGTGTCCATATTGTGGACATCCGGTTAACGCAAATCAATCAGAGGATGCCAGATGCAACGGCATCTTTTTTAAATGCAAAAATAAAGACTGTAAACGAGTTTTTGAGTTAAAGATTTAAGACGCTGTGCCGATGTGCCTGTCTTACAAAAGGGCAGGTGACATATATGGCAGCGGACAGTGTTGGCCAGATCGGGCTTGACCTGGTCGTAAATAAAAATGATTTTGAGCAGCAGATGAACGGCATCCAGAGCATGGCGAAGAAAGCGGGTGCTGCGCTTGCCGGAGCATTTGCTGTAAAAAAACTGATAGATTTCGGAAAGTCCTGCGTTGAGCTTGGTTCTGATCTGTCAGAGGTTCAGAACGTGGTGGATGTAACGTTCCCGCACATGTCTGAGCAGATTAACCGGTTTGCAAAGAATGCGGCTTCGCAGTTCGGTTTGTCTGAGACGATGTCAAAGCGTTTCACTGGTACTTTTGGTGCCATGGCCAAAGCGTTCGGTTTTGGAG